GTTTGCAGGGGCGACCCGTAATTAGCTATGCTTCTTTATCCTCATGCCTGGACGACCTGGGCATGTGCTTTGTAGATGCGACTCTTTGGAAATCTGGGCGACGGCAAGTCCCCAGGGTGTAAAACACGTTTAGTGAAGAGACCCCAAAGTGCTACACTGACCGGGAGTGGGCCGTGGTTGTTGCTTTTGTGACGATCGAACGCTTTCGGGACAATTCTTCCTCTCACCCAGATACAGCCAGCTCGGACTAGCGTAGGGTTCATTCCCATGGTTTAGCTTTGATTAGAAGGGGGTGTGTATACAGTGATGAAGTCTTAATCGGCAGGCGGCGCCGTGTTATCCACGAAGCCCGACGAGATCTCTGATAGGGTTTGACAAACCAATTCATATCTCACATTTGTTTTATTGCTCTGCGAAAGCCTTTTTATGGAGCTAACTGATGATGTATCAGTCATTTCAACATCTTCTCTTACAAACAAACAGTGCCATCTCTGCGTTGTTAGGATCGCGATCTAAACCTACGAGGTTCCGCTTGACCTCGTTAAAAATACAAATCACTGAGCTCGATCGCTATGAAGATCACATTACCTATATATTATATATATATATGACAATTATGAATTTTAAAACAATGAATGATAATTATACAGGAATATCGCATATTCCGGTGGAAAAACAATTAATGATGACGGAGAAAAAGGTGATTATGCGGGGGTATCTCCCACCGCACACCATACCTGCCGAAGGGGCGCACAATGTGGCTCCCTTGGCTTCGCTCTATTGTAGCAACACTCATCAAGTTGCAACACATGCTCTGTTGAGCCATGATGACTTCCAATACTGTTGGTGTATTGTGGAGTTTTGAAGAGAGAAACGGGTGCAGGACGGCCTGTTTCGCTGGTTGACCCCTTGTGGGGAGTATGCCTTCTTGGACCGCACTGAGGGCCTCGGAGAAGATTGGACGACTGTGGCGAGAGGTCACCCGTTGCAACGCAAGGAGAAAATTTGCTCACGCTGTTTTCTCATGATCAAGAAAGATTTACATGCGATTCGCAACCAGTGGTGTGTAGATCTTACCAACGGCGGTTCCGTGGAGAAAAACCCTGGCCCTCATATGTGTGCCATTTGTGGTGCCATAGTTCGCTCTTTGTGGCGCCATCGGCGCGATTGCGTCTGGAGGGATCGTTACCACCGCCAATATGATTGCGTACATGGGCTGCTCATGCCGATGGATGATTATGAGCAATTTTGTTTCGACTGGGTGGCCAATGCGGCATATTTTGATGCGCATTGTATGATAGAAGGCAAGGAATTTTGGTATCTTCTGTGCAACCCCCCGATGCCCCATAGTGTTTGGCTACATCTGCTTTCTATGGATGGAGATGTTGAAACCAATCCAGGCCCCCCCCATCCGTTTTTATGTCTATTTCCTTTGGATTATTGGACCAATTTATCCGAATCCGATTTCCTTACGAGTTATCTGGCCGCTTTGTCCATTGCCAATAGTTATTATTGTCATCGATGTGGACGCGGATATGTTTGGGAAGAAGCGATGGCACATGACATTGTGTGCTATGCTGGTTTGCCTACCCATGTGCGTGAATTGGCATTTTGGAGGATGACGGACATGAATGTGTCAGTGGACGGCTTTTTGGATCGCATCACGTTCTGGGAAAAGGAATTTTTGAGACATGCTGGTCCCCAGTATTCTTGGGTTAGTCGGCGTAGTTCACACAACTGGCGATTGCGTCTCCGTCAGAAACTGCGCAACATTTGGCTGGCTGATTTGACCCGTTCAGGTGATGTGGAGAGCAATCCTGGGCCTCTCCCCCGCCAGTTTTGGAAAGATGTAGACACATGGTTGATCTGTCAGGGTTTGCCAGCTGCCGACCTAATGAATGCGCGTTCCGGAATTGAGTACATGTTTGAGAACAAATGGGTGTATTGCACAGTTCATGCCACCCTACATGTGGATGGTGCACGCCCGGAATGTGTCATAAATCAAAATGAATTTGATATGGTTGTGCAATATTTTGAAGATAATTTGAAACACATGGCCACTCCTGTTGGTTCTGGGAATGTGTCGTCTCCTTCCGGCTCCGATGAAGAGACGCAAGATACTGTACCTTGTCCTTCGAGCCCTGATGGCCATAGTACGCCGCGACATTTCAGTAGCCCGACGCACGTTTTGAATTACATGTCAGATAAATTGCAGCGACATTCAGATGGTCCTTCATCCAAAAGTAAACGTTCTGGAAAGCGGCGGTTGATAGAACGCGCTAATGTGGAGGATGTTCAACGCTTGCAAGGCGAATTCGATGCTCGCAAACAAACGGCGGAGGAAAAAGAGTATCAGCAACGGCAGCGTAAGAAGAAAAGCAAGTATCGGAAGAGCTGCCCTGTTGGTTGGCGAGCTGTTTTGGATGCCCGAGATGAGTTGAACTTGGGTGGAGGAGAGTTGGGGGGGGAAAGTTTGGCTGCACCTTTTGCCGAATTTGGAAAATTTTGGTCAAACATGAATGCGGTGTATTGGCCACAAGGGTTACGATTGGCTGTTGTTGGATGGCAGGGGGTTTGGGATGAATTGCGCCCACGTGTTGCGGAAGAGGATGTCCCGGTGTTTTTGCCGGGATATGAGATACAAGAAGTGTTGCCGGCAGGCGAACACATCCCACGGGAACGGGATGTGAGCGCGATTATTGGTCCGTTGCCGTATGCCAACCAACTTGCCTTCTTCTACAATGAGATGTGGACTGCTGAGCACTATGAATGGTTGCGCGCAAATGGCTATCGTCCCACATCGGTGGTGGGTGAGATTTGTGTTTACCGATTGCGCCCTGAAGCCAAGTGGTGGACCGTGGGTGCGCGTTTTGCCATAGAAACCGTTGAGAAAACTTTGTTTTTCAAGCTTTGGTGGAAACATGGGCACAATGATCATGTGTATGTCTTGGTGGATCACATGGTGCCCAATTTGTTCACGAATGGCACGTACTTACATGACGGTTCCTTTACCACGGCATGCCGCACGATGGAGACGAAAAGTTATTCCTATGTGAAATATTGGAGTCTGGTGATACATGGCACTGCGCTTTGGCAGTCACAATTGATGAACCAATTGGGGATAGAACGGGTTACGGCATTACGCACAGGAGTGGAATTCATGAATTGGATCCGCCCTTTTGTGACCAATTCGCGCATTGTGGATTCTTTATACAAAACCATGTTTCGGGAAAAAGGAGTGATGGGCACTCATTCGCATATGTTGAATTTGGCTGAGCAAGAGCAGAAGCTCGGCCATGGTCCTTTTCACGATGAAAGACCGGATCAGGCTGCGCAATTTCAGGAAGTTTTGGAGGATGTCAAGAAGGTGCAGGAAGCGGCGTTGTTACCCGTTAATCTTGCCTTGGATGGCACACAGGAACGATTGGAAGAGGCGGCCGTGGAAGGGGCCAAAATCAAGAGGGAAGTGGACAGTTGGCCCGGTTATGTTGTTGGTGTATTGGCCGGTTTTGGGGTCACGGCCGCGATGTCGAGTTACATGCAGAGTGATTTGCACGCTCAACGGGCAGATTTTGAGGAATTGCAGACCATGGAGCGCGAATGGGAGATGAGCTCGTGTCGGCTTTTTGCCCAAGAACAAGAGGGGGCCCATGCCATGATAGGTAATTTTGATGCTATGCGCAATGGGCAGCCACGGGAGATGGTTTTAGCCGCACCCATGATCACGCAGATGTCTGTTACGGCTGTTCAGGATGGTAAGAAAGTTAGTATTTATGATTTGCCCGATTATATCCGACGCGCATTGCAATTGAATTGAAGCCGGTTCAACCGGTGTGGGCAAGGAGTCGTCCGGAATTCATTTATTGGATTTATTTTACTCGCATGTATCTGCCATCTAGCCATTCCAAACGTTGGGCTGCTGTGTTCCGCATGGGAAAGAAAATACCAATAGCCACGAAAGCTGCCATTGCTGAGTACAAAGCGATGTGGCCGGTGTTGTTTGATCATTTGTTACCTGATTGGAATGCGCGTTCCGGCCCATATGATATGCAGAGTGAATCTGATTTTGATGAGACCATTGAGAACATGCCTACGCGTCAGCGGACCAACCGAAAGAATTGGTTCATCTCATATACGCGGGGTTATGTTAAGGACTTTTCCACTCGTTTTGAGTTCTTTGCAAAGACGGATGAAGGGACATTTGAATGGGGAGATGAACAGAACATGCAAATGGCGAATTTTGACTTCCATCTGGATGGGCCCGCTGCCGGAAAACCGCGGAATTTGTTTAATGCCACGAATGCTATGTTTGCGCACACACAGGGTACACTGTTAGACCTAAAGAATGGGTTTAAGGATACGAGATACACATTTGCCACCCGGGTGGGCGGTATGGACATTGTCATGCCGCGTGTCTTCACAGTCCCTTTTGGAGATAAGGCGAACACACAATGGAAATTCACCTATGCGGCAGATACTGACAACCGTCAGGACAGTGCGTGGTTTACAGAGGCTTGGAATTCTGGTGCGAATGTGCACACAGCGATGGGAGGGGATGACAACAACACGATTGTACATTGGAAGAATTGGCGAATTGAGATTGAGACGGATGTGTCGATGTGTGATCAGAGCATATCTGAACACTTTATGCGGTTCTTTTGTGACTTTCTCACATTTTGTGGGGTGGATTCGCGTGTGGTGCGGATGATTGAAGACAGTTTTACGTGTCCAGGTTCATATTCGATTGACAAAGAGGTTTGGATTTTGATCACCTTTTTCTTTCCGCAGTTGAAGACCGGTGTGGGTCACACTTCCATTTGTACGACGTTGGTTGTGGGATCGGGGATTTATTATTTGATGAAGAAGCTTATTGGTTTGTTGGAGGCAAGTGCAAGTGCTGCGCTACCCACAGCGGACCAGATAGCTATTTGGATTGAAGAATGGATGTTGGCTTTGGGGATGCAGCTCAAAGTGAAGGTGTTTGTGAATTCTCCTATACCCCTGTCGACTTTCCATAAACGTTATTTTGTGCCCATCGGAGATGGCACGTTTACCGCATGTTCTTTACCCGGCACCACCATAGTAAAGATGTGTAAGGTACGCGCTGACCAACCGATGAATCCAAAACGTTTTTGGAAGACCTTGGGGGGTGGTGCGCTTTCGCGTGCGCCCGCCAGCCACAATCCTTTGGTGCGCATTTTGATGGACAAATTGGTACGTATCCCCACTGTGCCTATTTTCGATGATTATTACAAAAGCTGGGTTAATCCTGATCCAGAATGGGAACGGGTGGTGGGTGATGGACCGAAAGCTGCACACTATGCTTTTATGGTGGCGCGCTATGGGATTGCGGAGCAAGACATTTTGGAGTTGGAGGATTTGTTGCAGAGGGTGGATGTGTATAAATGGTACGATTATTCGGGTTCAGTGCCTGCCCGCGTAGTTATGAATATGTGGGCACAAGACTCGTCATGAGTGCCATGACGCGCTGTATCATATTGTATAGATGCCTGAAGGCCGCCTCACCGGGGCGTATCCGGTCCAATAAAACAAGTTTTTATTGCAGTGTAATTTTTGTGAAAATGCGAAATGGACAGAAAGGGGGGAAGATCATCATCCAGGGAACCGTCAAACGCTCAAAGAACGGCGGTGGCAAAGGTGGAACCGAGCGCGGGTCGCGTTCCGGGCCAAAACAGAAAGGTGTACCGGGGAATCCCACTCCAGGGGGGATCACATCCCGTCCCTCTCGTGAAATGGTTTCAATCCCGCGCGACACGAAATCTGGAAATGCAGCGTCAACTGAACAGAGGCGCAAGGTGGAAGATATCCGGAAATTCATAACACAGATGGTGTTGCCGGAATGGTCTGCGGATGTTGTGCGTTCACCTTGCCCTGTGAATTTCAAGAATCATTGCACCAAGTTCAATCAAGTGCTTTCATTGGTGGTGCCAGCGAGTGGACTGTTATCTGGCCGTTTGGTTCCTACGCCACACAACGTCGAAATTACGAATTCTGTCCCTGTGCCCGATAGCCCGTCGGCTTTGAATGCGCAGGGGTTTGTTTCTGGGTCCACTGGCAATGGTGCCATGCAATTGTTCCACGGTGATTTGCTTTTGGGCACATTGCGACGCATTTTGATTGCCGCTGTGCCGTGGTTTCCTTTGTTTCTTTCCGACAACAGCACAGTTGAAGATCAATCAGGGGCCATTTCGGAATTGTTGTATTCCTCTGACGGCTTTACCATTTCCAGCTTGCCATTTGTGCTGGGCGTGGCGACCTTGCCTGTGGGCCGTTCAGCGAATTTCATATGGTTTGTTGGGATGAACGACACCGTCACGACTCAATTTGGAGGTGTTGGTTTCTCTTCAGCGCAGATCACTCCTGGTTATCTTTTCCAGCCAAATCCCATCACTCTTCCTACAACATGGCAAACCTTGCGGACCACTGCGGAGACCATTTTGGTGACTTTTGAGGGTTCCTCACTGGCCAATGAGGGCTCCTTGGCCATGGCTTTGACTGATCCGGGTTGGTTTCCGCAAAGCTCCAATTCCAATGTTTTTGATTTGTACACGGCCTTGTCAGCTCTACCTGATAAGAAATATAATGGGCCATTGAAGAAAGGCGCTTTTGGCTGGTGGTGTCCTGCTGTTTTGGATGAGAAAGTGCCTCAGAAACCGGAATTTTTCGATGCCTTCCCTGAAACCTCCGCCATCTGGTTTGCGATTAAGGGAGGCGACCCTGGGGCCACAGTGAAGATTGAAACAAATCAGATTGTTGAGTTTTATGCTCCTGATCAGGTATTTTCCCATGTGGCTTGCGCTGGTGAGTCGCCTATCTACACGGCTCTTTATGCTGCGTTCAACAATCTGCCGCATGTTGGAGAAAATGATGCGCATCATAAGGATGGTAAGGCCATTATTGGAAAACTCAATGGAATGGTGACAAGTGCGATGAAAGATCCGATAGCCTTGGGCTTGGGTCTGGTGGCTTTGGCGTGAAGAGCGCCGATCATGGGCTAGGCATTGCCCTCAATGACATGCCGTGCGACATCCGCGTGGATGTGGTTTCCAAGTTTTTCACATGTAAACTTGGCAGTCTACTCAGCTGTGAATGAGGAATCGGAGTAACAAACCGTGCGGGCACGAACAAACCCGAAGAACCAGTTGGCTCAGCTGTGAGTGAGTAATCGAAATGCTGGTCGTTTCGTAGCGTCTAAATTTTAAACTGGCATCAGTATAATCTGCAAAAACTTTGGGCTTTTCTTTGTATGAAAAGCCCCTTGGCTAAGTTTGAAATATTTTATGAAAATGCCGAGGGAGAAGGTGCGGGTTTCCTTTAAAAACCCGGGTTACCGCAGAGGTATCAATCTCCTAATAAGCGCAGAGCGTTATGGAGAGCCACGTAAATGCGTAGCGCAGCGCGTTCGCTAGTGGTTTATTCCGTAAGGAATGAAAATTTTTAATACCC